AGAGAACATCAAGATTTCTTATATAAACTATTGACTTCTAAAGATAGTTTTATTAGAAGACGTATAATTGACCAAAACTTAATGTTCCTCAATCATAGGCTTGCAAACTACCTAGAACGCATAGGATTACCACACGATGTTAAATTTAAGAGCGATTTAAGTGTAGAAATTACAGAATTTGGACGTGACTTAGACTTTGATAACCTTAGTAGAGGAGAGCGAAATAGACTCATTTTAAGTCTTAGTTGGGCATTTAGAGACATATATGAGAGTCTTAATCAGCCAATGAATTTCCTTTGCATAGACGAACTCATAGACAGTGGACTAGACGGTGTAGGTGTAGAGAATGCTCTTAGCATACTTAAAAAAATGAGCAGAGAGCAGAACAAAAACATTTACTTAATCAGCCACAGAGAAGAACTACAAGGCAGAGTGAACAATGTACTAACTGTAATCAAAGAGGGAGGCTTCACTAGTTACAATACCGATACGGAGTATGTAAACTAATGAGCGACTGGACACATAACGGTAAAGTAGTAGACACACTTCCTGATGATTGCGAAGCATTTGTATATTTAATCACAAACAACCAAAACGGTATGAAGTATATTGGTAAGAAACTTGCCAAATTCAAAACAACCAAACCCCCATTAAAAGGCAGAAAGAATAAAAGACGTGGTTACAAAGAAAGTGACTGGCGTACTTATTGGGGGAGTTCGGATCATTTAATAAATGACGTCAACGAACTTGGAGAAGACCAATTTACTAGAGAGATATTAGAGTATTGCCCTAGTAGAGGAGTAGCAAGTTACGTTGAAGCAGAACTACAATTCAAACACAAAGTATTATTAAGTGACGACTATTACAACGGAATCATCAATGTAAGAGTCGGAGGTTCACAAATATTAAAAGAAGCATTAAAAGATAGATAACTATTTTTGCAACAACAAACATTACGGCACACACAGACGCAAAGTCAAACACACAAGGCTACACAAGGCACACATAGGTCCATACACCACCCCATCGAGGCTATTAATATCGATTTCTTTGACAATCCGGCAATGGAAACACCCGGTGCGAGATTCTGGAATGTATGGCGTTAAATGAAATACAGACAAACGACAAACAGTATTAAATGATCAGGCTCTGAGAAAAAGCAACCTGCAGTCAATATAACTCAACTCTACCAGGTTATATTGGTTTCCGTGAGATTCGTGACAGTAGTGTATGAGGGGATAAGGCTCACCACCTCTTTATAGCACCTGGGTTAGAGATGACGAGGCTCATCGAGATGAGATTTATTTTTCACCCGCAAGGGTGAATTATGACTCCACTTTCGAGATAAGCCAATGTTAATTAAATATTAATTTAAAAAACTTTAAAACAAATGAAAGAGTGAAGTGAAACGAAACGATTGAATGTAGTTTTAAAAGACACGAAGTGTCTATAAAGTGTTTAGTTGTTTATAGTTCTTTATAATTGTTTTTGAGTTGAAATGCCTTGAGAAGACTTTATTGCATCACTCTTCTTGACTAGTTCTTTTATTGCTATATCTCTTTGATAATGAGACATTTCCCATACTTCGGAATAACTTATACCACCTTCGTAATTCATTACTATTAGTGTTAGGGATCTAACAATCTCTTCTGATTCTTGCTTGATTCGTCCTAAGTACTCCTGGATCAGTTCAGGATCTTCGCTACTTAGGACCCTGAGAAAAAACTTACTGGATCAAACTCCAATGGTGTCTCATAATCGTGTGAACATTCGCCACAAGTTGCAGATAATGTTTCAGTTGAAATTGTGCTATTGTATTCTGCTATTGCTTGTTCAATCTGTTGGCTGGTTTTAGCATCACAGTTGGTTAGGAATTCAGTAATATGTTCTTTGTCAGTAACAACTGTTTCTTGTGTTTCTTCTGAAGCATTGTGTATAGTAATAGATTTGATACTGTCTAACATAATTTGTAAATTTAAATTTGCCATTTTGGCAAAAGCATTTCTAAATGTTTCCATTCTTTCTGTTTGCGTAACAGCATCTTCATCTGCCACATTTGCCATACTGGCTAAAATAGAAGCATTTTCAAATGTGTATCTGCTAGTAGCCAACGTTGAATCGTAACTTACTGGTGTAAGCACAATTTTTAAACCATTTGAAGTTTTAACTTCGTGATTGTCAGTGAACGGTTCAATGTTTGCAATAACATCTCTAAGGTTCATCATATACTTGCTTTCTGCTCTACATTCCGGACACGTTTGATTTATTTCTTGCTCATCGCCGTAAGTAGCACATCTAATACCAATCATTAATGATTGAGCATCTTTGGCTGTTAAGTTTGTTGGATATATAATTCCAGGTACGCAACTTGCAATAACTTTGTAAACAGCATCTCCGTTTAATAATGCATCAGGACTTCTTGTAATCATTTCGTCTTGTGCTGTCATAGGATAAACTGCTAATTCTTCTCCTCTGTCGAATTTTATTTCTCCTGGTTCGTAAAATGCTCCACTACTGGGTAGTGAAATATATAATCCTGGATTTCTAAAAAACCCTTTAAGTGGGTTACTTGCTATATTCTGTGTGTTCTCGTCGCTCATTTCTGCTCCAAATTAGTTTTGATAAATAGTTATAACTTAACTAGGAAAGTATTTATCTTCGTAAAAACTAGTTTTAACTGGATCGTGATTAATGGCAATAACATTAACTGAAATTGGAGGCAATGGAAGTCAATTTAAGGTAGACGGTATACCAGATTTCATCACGGAAAAAACAGCCAAAGATTTAATTAATCTAATAAACAAACTGGGCGGAGGTTCTGCAGGATCATCAAGCAGACAGACTGTAAAAAATGCAGGCTCAGGCAAAGGAACATTCGACGATGTTAAACGAACAGCAAATGAATTTGCAAATAACCTAAAAAAAGAAAACAGAGAACGGTCTGGTTTAGTAGACAATTTAAAACTTGAAAGAGGTCAGTCGATATTTAATCGAAAAGCCGCCGCCAGTCTAGGCAGAAGTTTTGGAGCATTAAGTAGTGCATTGGGCACAGCAGGTTTTGTGTTGCTGAGAACAGCGGCTACTTATGCCGGTGAAGCAATGATGAAATATGTCGGTACTATGGAAGCCAGCATACAAGCAGGCACAGGTTTTGCATTGAATGTAAACGGTTTTGCAAATGATTTAGCCACTACGGCAACTGGTATGGGTATGTCGTTCGATGAACTTGCCGGAGTGCTTAATACATTCTCAGGAGTAACAGCCTTAAATGCCGAAAGTTTTAGTGGTTTAATAAAAACAGTTACAGATGTAAATAGTCCTCTTATAAAATTTGGTTACTCTGCCGCCGAAGCCGCAGAGTTTATAGGTAGAGAAACAGAATTCAGAATCAATCAAATAGGTATGATAGACGTTGGGTCTAAGAGTTTTGAATCGGCAATGCTAGAATCAGCAGACAGAGCCATTGAATACGCACAAGTTTTAGGTCTAAGTGTGAATGAGTTTGTAGCATTAAGGCACGCCGCAGTGACTTCAGGCGATGCACTAATAGGTCTTGCTAAGGGTAGCAAACAAGCCAGAAAATTGCAGTTAGACACAATGACCAAGTTTGCAGATGAAATGATTAGAGTGGGCGGAGAAGCAGGTGGGCAGATAGCCGCCGCATTTATAGATGCCGCAGGTAAAGGAGCATTAGGTTTTAGTGACGCCGCAGTTGGTATTGTGAGAGCATTGCCAGGAATGAACAAGGAGTTTCAAAATTTGCGAATGGGTCTGCTCACAGGAGAATTAAATGAAGTAGAAATGCGAGAACGTATGAGCAAGTTGCTAGGCAATCAAAGTGAAGCAACTAGGCAACGTTTATTCATTCTTGCTAGGGCAGGCGATGAATCAGCCACAAAACTTCTTGAATTCGCTAACAATTTTGAAAGAGCACAAACAAGTATTTCTTTATTTGGTTTTACCGCTAAAGGCCTCGCCGAAGACCAAATAAAAAGATTCAGTCAGTTTAGAAGGAATATGGATGCTGTTAGGAATTCCTTTGGGAATTTTCTTATCACACTATTCAGCAATGAAAATGCTATAAAAGGAATGAATACAGCATTAATGAATCTGATGAACACTTTAGTTCCAGGATCTGCAACAATAGATGGTTTCAGCAACAGCCTTACTTTGAATGCCGAAAAAATAAAACTTGCGGCAAATAATTTCGGAGAAAAATTTGGTAATATGGCTATCAGGATGTCAGAGCACATAGAGAATTTTGTTAGAAGTCTTAGGTCAAGCGAAGACAATGCAAAAGCAGATAGAGCCAAAGAAGCGGCACAAAATATAAAATTTATGCAGAGAGAAATAGACGGCAGAAAGGCTAGATTAAGAGATGATGATACTTTAAGTGAAGATCAAAGGGCAAAAATTCTAGAACAGACGAAAGCACTAGAAAATGGTATAGAATCTGAAAATAAACACATAGATGCCGCACAAAATATTGCAGGAGTATTTGACGGAATTGGTAAATCACTAGCAACATTTGCCGATGTACTTGGCGGCATAGTAGACAAAATGGAAGTTATTTTAAAAGTGTTAGGTTTAATGGTGTTAGGTCCTATGATTGCACCTCTAGTAACCAGAGGTACAAGGTTTGCCGCAGGTATGACTAGAACTCCTGCCGGAGGAAGAATTACAAATGCAGGCTTGTATGATAAACGTGGAAACGCATACAAAAATTTAAGTAAAAGTCAACAAGCATTAGCACAAACTAGACCAGGAGCAACAGCCTTAAACTTTATAAGTCAAACTAAAACAGGTAAAGCATTATCATCTGCAGGAAGAGTTGCAGGACCACTCAGTCTTGCTTTCTCAGGTGCTGATGTTATAGGTGATATGTTGGTAGGTGGCAGAGATGGTCAAATGCAACAAGGCAGAGATATTATAGAAACTTATGCCAGAAGAGCAGAAGGAACTGGCGGCGGAATAGGTATGGCAATAGGGGCATTAGGATTTTTACTAGGACCAGTAGGATTTTTAACCACTGCGGCGGCGCAAATGGTAGGAGATGCTATAGGTGATGGCTTAACTTGGAGTGCTGATGAAATTGATTCGTTACGAACAGATGCATCAAATATAAATCAATACAAGCAGATACTCACAGACAATTTCCTAGTACCGTTTGGAATGACGGCTGATAATGCCATTGCAAAATCCAGTGAAAAGTTTTCAAATATATTAATGGAAAGTTTACAAGCAGAAGACAAGTACCTTGACACACAGTTAAGTATACTAGAAGAAGACTTGGCTATGACTAGTAATAAAAAATCTAGAAAAAGTATTCAATCAGATATAGATGCTATCAAAGACCGTCAAAAAGAGTTGATGCAGAATAGTGCAAAACAACTAGGTATAGATTTAGATGCCGAATACACAGAAGGCACAGAAGAATACAAAAAGCAACAAGCAATTCTAAATGCTAGTAACACAGACAATACTGATTCTCAACTGAGAGCAGAAATATTACAGCAAGAACAAGCAAACTATTTGAGAAAGATTCACAACGTAATCAAAGATATGTAATAGCACTCCAGCCACAACAATACTTCCGATTGACATCAAATGATAAATATAGTAATATAAACACTATAAGAGAAATATATGAGTTGGAAAAAATACTTTACACCAGTCGATAACGCAGGATTACCATATGGAACTAATCCCACACAGGGAGGAGATACTTACGGTGCATCAGCAACTAGTAGATATAGCAGTTGGCTACCTGAAGTTTATCAAGGTTCGCCTGATAGGTTAATGAGATATATGCAATATGACCAAATGGATAGAGATTTGGAAGTAAATGCGGCACTGGACACTATAGCAGAATTTAGTACTCAAGTGAGTGACAAAAGCAAAACACCGTTTGAAGTGCATTACAATGATGACCCTAGTGACAGTGAAGTAAAAATTATCACAGAAAAGTTAGAGCAATGGTGCAGACTAAATCAACTTAATAGAAGAGCATTTGGAATGTTCAGAGGTACAGTAAAGTACGGTGACCAAGTTTTCATAAGAGACCCAGAAACATTTAAACTGTTTTGGGTAGACCCTGCCAATGTAGAGAAAGTCGTTGTAAACGAAAGCAAAGGGAAAAAGATTGATGCCTACTTTATTAAAAATATAGACTTCCATTTAAAAGACTTAGCCGCTACCAACTATGCACCAAGTCATAATAGACCATATGGAAGTGGTGCTATATTAACAGACTATTCAAATCCTACATCAACAGCAGGATACATACAAGGCACAGACCACGGTTCATCGAGTACCAGTATGCCTATTCCAGCAGAGCACGTTGTACATTTAAGTTTAGCAGAAGGTATGGAACCTACTTGGCCCTTTGGTAGTAGTATACTAGATCCTGTTTTCAAAGTGTTTAAGCAAAAAGAATTATTAGAAGACTCTATTATTATATATAGGGTACACAGAGCACCTGAAAGACGTGTGTTCTTTATTGACGTAGGTAATATGCCTCCCCACAAAGCACAGCAATACTTGGAAAAAGTTAGATACGAAGTACAACAAAAACGTATACCAAGCAAAAACAGTCAAGGCGGTAACGTAGTAGACAGCAGTTATAATCCAATGAGTATGTTGGAAGATTATTTCTTTGCCACAACAGCAGAAGGTAGAGGAAGTAAAGTAGACACACTACCAGGCGGAGACAACTTAGGCGAGATAGATGACTTAAAATACTTTAACAACAAGTTGCTTAGAGGTTTAAGAATACCAACAAGTTATTTGCCAACAGGCCCAGATGATGGAACAGGCACATACAATGATGGTAAAGTTGGCGTAGCATATATACAAGAATATAGATTTACAAAATATTGTCAAAGATTACAAAACACTATTATAAGAGAAATTGACAGAGAGTTTAAAAGATACCTAAAGCATAGTGGCTTTGAAATTGATGCAGGACTGTTTAGCATTGGATATGCCGACGCTCAAAACTTTGCTAGTTACAGAGACTTAGAAATAGATACTGCAAGAGCACAGGTATTTGGACAGTTAGAAGGCATACCATATCTAAGTACACAGTTTAAACTTAAAAAGTATTTAGGTTTAAGTGAAAAAGAAATATTAGAGAATGAAAAGCATTGGAGAGAAGAAAACGGCGAAGATTATGTTGCTCCAGACGGAGATAATTTAAGACAAGTTGGAGTAACACCTCAGGTTGATGCAGGCTTAACTCCTGATTTAGGGCCAGATTTATCACCAGATGAAGGCGCACCTGTAGACCCATTAGCACCGGGCGGAGACATAAATACTACTGAGCCAGGAACAGAACCAGGAATATAAATGAGATTAAATGAGTTTTACAATCCAGACGCAGATTCGATAAATAAGTATGACTTAGATGACACTAGAAAGCCTAAGTTAAGTTTAGAGAATTTGAACAAGTTAAAAAGGATTAAACTTTACAAAAAAACTGAGAATGAATCTCGTAAAGAGTTTGTTCAAAAGATTTATAAGAAACAAGACCCTAATGCAGGCGGAATGGGCGGCGGTCTTATTTAACACAATTTCACTCCAGAAATACCATTTTCTGCGAAAAAACACCAAAAATAGTTCAAAAACACACTATTTAACTATAAAAACAGCATAGAACATTAAATACTATTAGATGCTCGTATGTCAGTATGATTTTTTGTCAAATTGTCCGAGCACCAAAAATATAACAAAACGGAGAGGCTACGATGTCAGATAAAACAAAACTAGAACAAGTTTTAGAGCATCTTCTTGCCGACGAACAGGACAAAGCGAAAGACTTAATTCACGATTTTATGGTGGAAAAGGCTCGCGATGTTTATGAGAGTCTATTAGATGAAGAAGAGGCTGTAGAAGAAGAAACAGTAGAAGAAGCAGAAGAATCTGAAGAAGAGGCAGTTGAAGAGGCTGAAGAATCTGAAGAAGAGTCTGTGGAAGAAACAGTAGGCGGAGCAGAAAGCGAAGACTTACTGGACGAAATCGAACAAGAAATTGACCAAGAAGAATCAAGTATCGAAGAAGTCGATGGCGAAGACGAATTGGAAATGGAAATGGAACCTGAAACGGATGGCGAAGAGTCAGAAGAAGAAGGCGAAGAAGAAATTGAAGACAGAGTCGACGATATTGAAGACCAATTAGATGATTTGAGAGCAGAATTTGAAAAACTTATGTCAGATGATGACGAAGCGGAAGAAGAAGTTGAAGATTCAGAAGATGAATTAGAAGCAGAACTAGGTTTCGAATCTGAAGAAAGTGAAGATTTAGCAATCGAAGAAGCAACTAAACTTCAAGATGATAAGGCTTCGTTGGTTAAGAGCAAAGAAGCACAAAGCGGCGGTAAAAGTCCTTTGAGTTCTAAGCCTAAACAAACATTTGATGCAGGCGCATCAGCAAAAGACAACGTATCACACGGTGGCGAAGAAAGTGTCAAAGGCGAAAGTGCTAAAGACCATACACCAAGTGACAACATTGGAGAAGAACCGAAAGCCGCACCAGCACCTAAGGGTGATGAAAGTGACGGTGGAAAAAGTCCTATCAGTGGATAAGACTTTTAAATAAAAAGGTAGAATACAATGACTAGAAAATTATACGAATATTACTCACACGATAAGGCTAACTTATTAGTAGAAAGTAGTGCCGACGGTAAAGATTTAGTTATGAGTGGTCTTTTTATTCAAGGAGACGTTAAAAATCAAAATGGTAGGGTTTATCCTACTACAGAGATTGCAAGAGCCGTAAAAAGCATTCAGTCACGTCTAGACGAAGGCGAAACTGTTTTGGGAGAGTTAGATCATCCAGAAGAGTTACAAATCAATTTAGACAGATGTAGTCATATGATTACAAATATGGAAATGCAAGACGCAAACGGCTATGGTAAACTAAAACTCTTAGATACGCCTATGGGTAATATTGCTAAAACACTACTTACGAGTGGTGCTAAGTTAGGAGTATCTAGTAGGGGTAGCGGTAATGTAAACGAGTCAGGACGTGTGTCTGACTTTGATATAGTTACCGTAGACATCGTAGCACAACCAAGTGCCCCGGATGCCTACCCTAAGGCAATAAGAGAAAGTTTATTTAATATGCAAGGCGGTGGAGTAATACACGACATTGCCGAAGCAGTTACACACGATAAAGGCGCACAAAAACATTTATCACGAGAAATATTAAATTTTATTCGTGAACTTAATCTGAAATAGGAGAGAGCATATGGCGACAACATTTAATGACCTATTAGAATCAAGCACATTGTCTGAAGAGGCAAGAAGCGAAATTCAATCGGCGTGGAATGCTCAATTAAGCGAAGCAAGAAATGATATCACAGCAGAGTTAAGGGAAGAGTTCGCTCAACGATTTGAACACGATAAAGGACAAATAGTTGAAGCAATGGACACATTTATTTCCGAAGCACTGGCAGAAGAGATCAAAGAGTTCGCACAAGATAAACAAGCACTAGTAAGTGATAGAGTCAAATATAAAGAGTCTATCGATGCACATAGCAAATTACTAGATAAGTTTGTTACAGAAACATTAGCAAATGAAATCAAAGAGTTAAAAGCAGACAGAGATTCGCATAAAGCAAATATCGGTAAGTTAGAAAACTTTGTGATTGAACAAGTTGCTGATGAGATTTCAGAGTTTCATAAAGACAAACAGGAATTAGTTGAGAAGAAAGTTCAATTGATTGCTGAAGGTCGTAAGAAACTTGCAGAATCTAAAGAGCAATTCATTAAGAAAGCGGCTGGGAAAGTTGAATCAAGTATTACTAAAATCATTAATAATGAAATTAGTCAGTACAGAGACGACATTAAAGCGGCAAGGCAAAATGATTTTGGTAGAAGAATTTTTGAATCGGTTGCATCTGAGTATGCTTCATCTTACCTCAATGAAAATTCAGAAGTGAAGAAGATTAGAGAAGAGATGGCAGTAATGCAAGAAGCAGTTAAAGAAACAGACACGAAACTAAAAGAAACTACTAAGAAGAACGAAGAAACTATCTCTAAGTTGAGAATTGCAGAGGACAAGTACCAACGCAACGAGACATTAAATAAATTAATGACTCCGCTTAACAAAGAGAAAAAAGAAATAATGGTTGAATTGTTAGAATCAGTTCAAACAAACAAATTAGAACAGGCTTTCAATAAGTACTTACCAAGTGTACTCAATGAGGACGCATCAGTAAGAACTGAAAAGAAAGCACTTAATGAATCAGTGAAAACAACAGAACACACTGGTAACAGGGTTGCACCTGCCAGCAATGAGCAAGAAGCAACTAACAATGATGTCGTTGAATTAAACGAAATCAGAAAATTAGCAGGACTAAACTAAGGAGAAATATAATGGCAGAAGCATTATTTGAAAGCAATTGGTCCGCAACGAAAGACGCTCTATTAGAGGGTTTACAAGGTAGCAGGAAGACGACTATGGAGACTATTTTAGAGAATTCTAAAGTACAA